CCTAGCGTCTTCATCAGTGCGGCATCATCATTAATCCGTGAGGATCTCTTCTGATACTTCACAACCATGCCCTTAACCATAGGAACATGGAGATTAGGATGTAAGTCATAATCGGGAATTCCCAACACTGACTCACGTCCAAGCACTGTTGAAGTTTCAGCTACAACCGGAAAAGGGATAATTTCAGAAATGAAATTATCCATCCATGCGGTTGTCTTCCATAAACCACGCCAATAGGCTTGATTTCGGAAAGAAACAGCTGAAACCATCTCCTCCGCGGAGCTACGCCCGGTAGGTAGCTCTCGACGGACGCGACATAATGTCACGTCTTCTCCATCGAGATACTCCTTGCCGCAAGACTCTCTGAAATTTCCATTCCAGAAAGACTTGGTCTTGTTTACCTTAAACCCATATAGGTCAAGGTAATATAGAACGTAGCTTACAGTATCTTTGGGGACAATGATGTCGTCCCCATAGATTCGTACCCTGCCAATCAGCTTCGAAACTGAAGCCAGACTGGTAAAGCGGGTGTTATGAGCCTTCTCAATCGCCAGCATGACCACGGTTAAAAACACCATGGTCTCTACTGGAAAACAGAGGGCTGAACCCATAGACGCGAACCTGTGCAAGGGAATAATCCCGTGCCCAGGAACATCTGCGGTAAGACTCCGGCAGGCCTGAACCCCATCGTTTAGATGAGGAAAGCCAGCAAACAGAGTCATGACTAACAGATTAGAAACGCGATCGGATGCTTCACTTAGATCAAGTGTAGCAAGTTCCCCATTCAGGGAACCTTCTAAGGCCAAAACCTGGTTAGGGGTTTGGTCATCGAAACCGATAAGCATATCAAGAGAACTTCTCTTGATATGCCTAGTTATCGAGTTGAGTAGTCCTTGCTGCATATACTGCATGCAGGTCGGCTCAATAGCGATAATTCGAGGCGAATCTAGTGTTTTAGGAACGTCTATTACCCTAACAGGTAATTCCGTTCCGGGTTCCCTGAAGGAGACACGCGTGTCGGAACTATAAGGACGAGGTGTCCCATAGAGCCAATACGGAAAGACTTCATCAAGTCTTTCGGTCCATACGGGAAGTGTAAACTTCTCGTTAGCCAACAACCTTTCGGCTGTTGCACCAGGACCGTGTTTCGGCTTTAGTTTATAGTCGCGGACTTCGCAGTCCACGGCCCTAAAGACCGAAGAGAACAGGGTTTGTGCCATTCGATGAAAG